AAAGGTACACAAGGCACGTCATTTTAACATTTCCCAACTATATTTAACACTTTCTAACACACTTTGGCACGGTTTTTGTTGTGCTACACCTACCGTCACATTTACGTTTATTTAACACATTTAACTAACTTTAACACTGTTAAACTTTCATAAAAAATGATGTCACAAATTGTTTCACGTGAAACAGTGGCAGATGAGTGTTTCACGTGGAACATAAGAGGGTATGCTACAAATTGTTTCACGTGGAACGAAGTGTTAACAACAGTTAATTTATTTCTTTAAGACTTTTTAACAAAAATAATTTGGTGGGTTCGTGGAAAAGTCGTATCTTTGCACCGTGTTTAAGAAACAATATAAGTTTAACAAATTAAATTAGGTAATTATGAATGAGAATTTTAATGAGACTGTTTTTAACTGTATCACTAGTGTTAACGCTTTAATGACTTCAAACGAAGTTGCCAAAGACGATAAAGCAGTTATCAAGTTGAACCGCTTTAAGAAGTGGTTGAATGAGTTCGCAGCAGCAAACGGGGTGAACGAAGTAAAGTAACACCCCGTTACACAACAGAAGTTTAACGTTTAAAAGTTTTAAGTTATGGTTAAGGATTTTAGTTTTGCTAGTACTTTCAATAAGACTAGTTTCGGCATTGATACGACCGATTTTCCGTTTGTAAAGTTGACCGATATTTACAACGATAAGAAAGAAGGTGGCGGTGATGTGGTACACCCCATCAACGGTATGTACGTTCACAAATCGCAGTTGGGCGATTCACCTGTAATTATTGACGCAGAACACAAACGTCTTGTCAATTTTCCACAATTCACAGGTGACACGGTGCGAGAGATTCTCGCAAATAGTGATGCGGTGGACGCTATCAAAGCAAACAAAGTTGGTTACACGATTTATGAATATGAATCGCACGCCAAAAAGTGTTACGGTATTACCTTTGTAGATAAGTAGTTTTCGTAGGTAAAGGGTGGATAACGGCACGGGGGTAAACAGTAACTTAGTTTATTGTTGCCCCCGTTTTTGTTTCATTTAAAAGTGTTGATATTATGGCAAAGTTAAATCCGATAGGGTTTTCAAAAAGAACGTTTGCAGCAACGGCAAAGATGCACGTTGATAAGCAAATATTAGACGCAATAGAATCCCGTGGCTATTTACGCAAAGAAATCGCCCGTGTGTTTCAACAGGCGAACAGACGCATACAGAATGTGGAAAAAACGGGTTTTGTTTCGCCTGCCGTTGTTGCGTTAAATAAAGGTGATATTAAAGGATTCACAAAGTTTTCAATGAAACACGATTGGAACGATTTAAAAATTGAATATTCCAAAGCGGTTTCTTTCTTACAACAACCTACATCAACGGCAAGCGGTACACGTGAATATTCAAACCATTTAAAGAAGTCTTACAACTTAAACGATAAAGAATTTAAGTTGATGCAAGATAAGTTGATGGGTAAAATTGCAAGTGTTTCCGATGAAAGATTTTTGGAACAATACTTAATGCAGTACAAAGATTTCACGGGCGAACTAGAGCAGGAATCGCGGGACGTAAGCGACCAAATCGAAGACGATGCCGTTAAAATCGAAAACGCTTTAGATGATGCAATAGAACAAATAGCTTCAGACCCAAATTCTGAAGCTTACGTTAACGGTGTTGACCATTTCAAAACGGACGAACATTTGAAAAAGATATTGCAAGAATTTGAAAAATTCGGTTTATAATGAAGAAAATACCCTTTGAACTACATACAGAAGTTTATACGCCAAAAGATATTGCAAAGGTTTTATCTTTGGCGGTGAACGATAAGAATTTTACAGGAAACAATAAGGGCGAAAAGTTCTTAAACGTTCCTGTATCTTTCGATATTGAAACTACATCATTTTACCGTGATGAAGACGGGGAAACATACAGTTACGAACGCTATATGAAATTAGGTGGAAAAGAAACCAAAATGGAAAAGTGCTCTTTAATGTATGTTTGGCAATTTGGTATAAACGGTTTTTGCATAATTGGGCGCACGTGGGACGAATTTTTGCAAATGTTATCCGAAATAGTGGATATATTGGAACTTTGCCCAAAGAAACGAATTATTATATACGTTCACAATTTGGCTTATGAGTTCCAATTTTTCCGTGAGTTGTTGGAATGGGGAAAAGTTTTCTCCATAGATTTACGTAAACCAATTTACGGAATAACGAAAACAGGTTTAGAGTTCCGATGCAGTTACTTATTATCGGGTTATTCGTTGGCGAAATTAGGCGAACAATTACACACATACAAATGTGAAAAGTTGGTGGGTGATTTGGATTACAGTTTGTTACGTCACAGTAAAACCCTGTTGACACAAAAAGAAATTGGTTACTGTCTGAATGATATAAAAGTGGTAATGTGTTATATACAGGAACTATTGGAACGTTACAAAGGAATAACCCGTTTGCCGATTACAAAGACGGGTTTTGTACGTAAATATTGCCGTTCTGTATGCTTTAAAACAACTGACGAAACAGGCAAAACGATTCCAAACTTTAAATATATTGATAAGATTCACAACTTAAATATAACAGGTATGGAAGAATTTGCAATGTTACAACGGGCGTTTTCGGGTGGTTTTACACACGCCAATGCAAAATACACCGATGAAGTAATTGAAAACGTAGATAGTTACGATTTTACTAGCAGTTACCCGTATGTGATGGTATCAGAAAAGTTTCCAATGAGTACGGGCGTCATTGTGCCGATAAAGTCAATGAAACAATTTGAGTTTATGACTAGCAAATTTTGTTGTGTGTTCGATGTGGAGATAACAAATATATTTGCAAAATCAGAAAACGAAAATCCCATATCTGTTAGTAAATGTTTCGTTAAAGAAAATGTTTCCGAGAATAACGGGCGTTTAGTTTGTGCAAAGAAAATCTGTATGACAATAACCGAAATAGATTACAAAGTGTTTTCACAGTTTTACACGTGGGAACAAATAAGAATCGGGCGAATGATTTGTTACAGAAAAGAATATTTGCCTACTGAATTTGTAGAATCTATTTTGCACCTGTATGAAATGAAAACAAAATTAAAGGGTGTAAAGGGAAAAGAAGTAGAGTATTTGAATAGCAAAGAAATGCTGAATAGTTGTTACGGAATGTGTGTTACTAACCCGTTGCGTGATGAGATTTTGTGTGATGGTGAAACGTGGGACGTTGAACACCTTACAGGCGAAAAGCAGTTAGAAATGTTGAATAAATACAACGATAGTAAAAACCGCTTTTTGTTTTACCCGTGGGGTATATATGTGACCGCTTATGCACGAAGAAACCTTTTTACGGGGATTTCTGAATGCGGTGACGATTACATATATAGTGACACAGATTCCGTTAAAATTATGAATGGTGATACGCACAAAGACTATTTCAAAGCCTACAACGATTTAGCGCAACAAAAATTGCGTGCCGCCTGTAAGTTTCACAAAATACCCTTTGAAAAGGTTGAACCCGTCACGATAAAGGGAATCGCAAAACCTTTGGGCGTATGGGATTATGAGGGACGTTACACCCGTTTCAAAACTTTAGGTGCTAAACGTTATATGGTGGAAGAAGAAAACGCCCTAACAGTAAACGGAAAAGATTACAATTATTCTATGACCGTTTCGGGCGTTAACAAGAAATCCGCTATCCCATATATGTTAGAAACCTTTGGAGAAAGTGGAATCTTTGATGCGTTCACGAATTATCTAGATATTCCACCGAGTGCAACAGGTAAGAATATTCATACATATATTGATTACGAACAAACGGGAACAATAAAAGACTATAGGGGTAACGTTTCAAGTTACGACACGACAACGGGGGTACACTTAGAACCAACGGGGTACACTTTAAGTCTTTCAGTTCTTTATATAAATTATTTAATGGGAATCAGATTAAAGAAAGAATAATATGAGACAGAAGAAAGAAAAGGTAGAAACACCGAAATTTTACACGTTGAATCGCATTTTATCAAAGAATGCCGATTACAACGTAATTTTCGGTGAACGTTCCAACGGTAAGACCTATGCAACGTTACTGTATGGAATCAAAGAATATTTGCGCACAGGTAAACAAATGGCGTATATTCGTAGATGGCGTGAAGATTTAAGGGGCAAACGTGCCGAAAGTTTATTCAGTAATCACGTTGCAAACGGTGTGATACAGGAACTAACAGGCGGTAAGTTTAACGAAGTGTTTTACATTTCGGGTAAATGGTTTCTTTCGTCTTATGACCCCGAAACCAAAAAGCGTGTACCCGATAATACACCGTTCTGTTTCGGGTTTTGTCTTTCAGAACAGGAACACGAAAAATCTAGCAGTTACCCAAACATAACTACAATAGTTTTCGATGAGTTCTTAACAAGACGTTACTATTTGCCCGATGAATTTATGTTATATATGAACCTGTTAAGTACAATTATCAGACAGAGAAACGATGTTAAAGTTTTTATGTTAGGTAACACGGTAAACCAGTTTTGTCCGTATTTCTCAGAAATGGGATTGAAACAGGTGCGAGTGATGGAACAGGGAACTATTGATATTTACCGTTTCGGTGAACACGGGGCAACGGTTGCAGTAGAATATTGTAGTACGATTGTTAAGCACAAAGCGAGCAACAAATATTTCTGTTTCGATAACGAAAATCTGCAAATGATTACGGGCGGTAAATGGGAACTCGCAGCATATCCCCACCTACCTGTAAAATACAAACCGAATGACGTGTTGTTTGTCTTCTATATTCAGTTTAACGAAATGACCTTACAGGGAAACGTAATACAGATTGAGGACAAAGAAAACGGGGTGAATAACTTTATTTATATCCATAACAAAACAACCCCGATAAAGGACACGGACAACAGTTTGATATATTCTTTGCAAATGAACGGCAAACCAAACTACAAACGAAAGTTGTTGAGTACTGCAACCTATCTAGAATCACAGATAACTAGATATTTCGCAACCGATAAGGTATTTTATCAAAATAACGAAATTGGCGAAATTGTGCGCAATTACTTGATGGCAAGTGCAAGAAGTAACATTATTTCTTAATATCTGTTAACGGGGGTTAAAAATGTTTCACGTGAAACACTTTTCCCCCGTTTTATTTGGTGATACCAAATAATTTTCATATCTTTGCAACATCAAATAACAAAGTTAAAATTTGCTATATGGACGTAAATGCAATAGTATCATTAATTAGTAACGTTGGTTTTCCTGTTGCGGTTTGTGTCGCCCTTTTCTTCTATATGGAGAAACAGAACGAACGTCATCAAAACGAAACCGACAAGTTAAATGAAACCGTACAAAGTAACACTAAGGTGTTGACAGAACTTTGTACCTTAATTAAAACACTTGTTAAATAATGGAGAAAGAAAACTTATATAACAGGTATCAAACAGAAGTTAAAAACAAAGATTCTGCATTATTCACATTTATGCAGCGTGTTCTTTGTATGACTTCAAAGATGTTTGAGTACACGGGTACACCCGAAACAATGCCCCCTGTAGAACTTGAAAAGATTCTGCAAACATCGGGTAACGTTGGTATAGCAAAAGTAAACGGGGAACTGTATGCTTTACAGGGTACACGTGGCGGTGAATGTGATGCGTATTATCACGGCAAAGATTACGTTGTTGCAAACCCGTGGTTAAATTTGAACAAAACGTTTAAAATTGATTCCGATATTATCGTTATCAACAACACACCGTTTGCAGATTCACTTTTGCCAATAATCGGCAAATATGGTGTACTTTACACCGATGCGACAATAACGCTTAATTTGGCTAGCATTTTAACACGTATCACTATGTTAATTTCCGCTAGTGACGATAAGACCAAACAAAGCGCAGAATCTTTCTTACAGAAGATTTTAAACGGTGATTTCTCAGTAATCGGGGAAAATGCCTTTTTCAAAGGTGTTAACTTACAAACCCCACCGACACAGGGAAACCAACAAATCGGGCAATTAATTGAACTTTTGCAGTACTACAAGGCTTCAATGTTCAACGATTTAGGTTTGAATGCGAACTATAATATGAAACGTGAACGTTTGAACACGCAAGAGGTTTCAATGAATATAGACGCTTTAATGCCGTTCGTTGATTCAATGTTAACAGAACGTGTTGAGGGTGTGAAACGTGTTAACGAAATGTTTGGCACAGATATTACGGTAACTTTGGGGTCTAGTTGGAAGATTGAGCACGAAAATTATTTATCGCTACTCAAAGCAACAGAAGACGGGCACGACCACACCGATACAGAAGACGTTGACCCTGTAAAGGAAAACGAAACAGAAGAAACGCAAGAAACAGAAGAAACAGAAACAGAAACAGAAGAAACAGAAGAAACAGAAGAAACGGAAACAGAAACAGAAGAAACGCAAGAAACAGAAGAAACTGAAGAAAAAGAAGAGAAAGAAGATGAAAATTAACGAACTTTTCACGGGTGAAAATGGTTTGTTTGAAAAAATCTTTGCGCCCCTGTTTCCTGTTTTGTATAAATCAATTTTCGGGGACGATGACCCTAAAGTAATTGATATTGATTTACGTTTCAAATATGGAAACAGAACTCTAGTTGATGCAGTCACAAACGAAACTGCAACCGATATTGTTAAAAGCATTATCACGGTGAAGTTTGATGAATGGCAAAAACAGATTCAAGTGTTTAATAACGAATATGATGTGTTGAACCCTGTAACGTCAAAGACAACGGAAACAACAAATAACACCGTTGATGAAACAGGTAATAACAACACCATCGATTCAAGTGTAACTTTTAATGATGGAGATTTTGGCAATGATACAAAGCAGCAAAGAGATTCCACAGGAAACCGACAAGAAACGGGCACGAAAACAGTTGTTAAAAACGGTGTTCCATCTAGCGTTCCTACTAGTGAAATTATTCAAAAAGAAATGAGTTTGCGCAAAACTAATTTCAAAACGCAAGTAATCACAGAACTTGCAAAAGAGTTAACAATAGATATTTATTAATACTTAATTTTTATAAAAATGGAAGTAAAACAGATTTATAGTTTAGTTAACACCGTATCGGGTGAAGTGTTGGGCAAAACCGATATTGTCAAAGAAGATTTGACAGGTATTGTTGATTTGGGTAATGAGGTTTTTAATCAAAATGCCGTTGACAATTACGTTAAATCACTTGTAAACCATATCGGCAAAGTGGTTTTCGTGAACCGCCCTTACAGTGGTAAAGTTCCGTCCGTTCTTATGGACGCGTGGGAATTTGGAAGCGTATTGGAGAAAATCAGCGCAGATGTTCCACAGGCTGAAGAGAACGATACGTGGAATCTTAAGGACGGTACAGAGTACAAACAGGACGTTTTCCACAAACCAACGGTTTCTGCTAAGTTCTTCAACTCTAAGGTAACTTTTGAAGTTCCTGTATCTATCACAGAAAGACAGGTAAAGGAATCTTTCAGCAGCGCAGAACAGTTGAACGGTTTCTTATCAATGATTTATTCAGCCGTTGAAAAGTCAATGACTATCAAGACCGATGCGCTTGTTATGCGTACTATTAACAATATGATTGCGGAAACTTTGGACGCAGACAAAGCCGCTTTCGGTTTCGTAGCGTCAACACGCGAAACTGTTGACTATGCGAGCGCGTCAACAGTTCGATGTGTGAACCTGTTGAAACTTTACAACGAAAAGACGGGTGCTTCTTTGGCTGCAAACGTAGCAGTAACAACCCCAGACTTTATCCGCTTTGCTGCATATATGATGGGTTTGTATGCAGACAGATTGCAGACAATTTCAACCCTGTTTAACGTTGGCGGTAAGGAACGTTTCACACCGAAAGACGTTTTGCACACCGTTCTGTTGTCAGATTTTGCAGCAGCAGCAAAAACATACCTGTATGCCGATACGTTCCATAATGAGAACGTTTTGTTACCACAGGCGGAAACCGTGGCAAGTTGGCAAGCAACGGGAAAAGATTACGCTTTTGCCAACGTTTCAAAGATTGATGTGAAATCTGCTAGCGGTGCAACCGTTTCCATCGGTGGTGTATTGGGTGTGATGTTTGACCGTGACGCTTTGGGCGTTACCAATTTGGATAAGCGAGTAACGACCAACTACAACGCCAAAGCCGAATTTTTCAACAATTACTTCAAATTCGATGCGGGTTACTTCAACGACACAAACGAAAACTTTGTTGTGTTCTTTGTCGCCTAATTTGGTTGTTTAACTGTTGGGGTGTGTTTCCTGTAGTTGATAGCACAGGGGCACACCCTTTTTAACTTTTTGCGGTATGATTAAAATTAAAACTTTCGTTTACAACGGCAAACCAAACGAAGTAAACAAGACTTTACAGGCAAACGAAGAGTACACGGGCGTATTGAATGCAACGTTTAACGTTTTAACGCCTGTAGTACGTTTCAGAACTCGCACGCCTGTAACTTTCAATTACGTTTACATCGAAAGTTTGAACCGTTATTATTTCGTTTCTGAGAAACAACAAGACGGTGATATTTGCACAGTTCGTTTGCATGTTGACGTTCTGTTTACTTATAAGGATATTATCTTAAACAGTACTGCAACGTTAACAAAAAGTGAAAACGGTAACAAATATCTTTCAAACCGTACAAACGTGGTGGACGTTCGCCCTAATATCAGAAAACTAGATTTTCCGAATAAAGGGTTGTTGAACGAAACAGGTAGTATTATTATGGTAACTATTAAAGGTAACGTTTAATTATGGCAAATTTATTAACTTACGATACATCGGATTTAACGGGTGACGTTACAATAACCGACACACAGGGAACGGACGTACACCATTTCGATATAACAGTAAAGGGCAACGGTGACGGTACGTTTACCGATTTAAAGGCTAGTTATCAAAATTGGGACGGTGATTGGGTCGCAGATACACCGTTTAACGTTTCGGGTAACGTTGGCACGCTTACGGTTTATTGCTCTAGTGGTGACGAAATTTCTATAATAGGTGAATTTATTTCGGAAGTAAAGGAACTGCAAATAACTAACAATATCACAAACACAACTGCAAAAGCGGTGGCAAGCGAAACAAACTACACCGTAACCGTTACAGGAACGGCACAGGGAATGTTTAACGGCACGCCTACAATAACATACGGTGGTGATACTTACAAAATGACCGTAACAAACCAAACTGCAACAATTATTGTGCCTATCACAACAGAATCGGTTATTATAAACGGTGAATATTTGTTAGGTGATTTTATTGAAGTTGATTACAGTTTAACAAATTGCGAAATTGTTGGTAAAAAACCTGTAAAGGTAAAGACGGGGCAAAGTTACACGTTTAATTTCAAAGCAAACCCGAATAGCGAGTTAACAGAGATACAGGCAAATTTCACCAATGATTCGGGCGATACAGTTGTAAGTAAAGGCACAATTTCAGAAGATAAGCAAACGGGCACAATAGCATTTAATTTAGCATCGGGTGCAACAGATTTAACGGTTTATGCAAATGCCGATGTAGTGCAACCGCCAACGATTAAAAATTACGGTGCAATAAATGTTTATATTGTTACGTTGGAAAATTTGGACGAATTTTCAAAGAAACGTTTCTTTAAGCCAACGGGCGAAAATGACACAGGTACAACTTATTCTGAGGTTAATTTGGGTGCTTATGTAAACCGTATCAAAAGAATATTTGCAGCAGTTCCCGTTGGTGGTGATGATGTTTTGAAATGCGGTAACTACAACACAGGGATAAAGGTTAAATATCCCGATAGTGATGTTATGTTACTAGATTTCGGCAACGTTGAACTAACAGGGGCAAACGGTAATAATGAAGACTATAACGCACAGATTCAAATGTTTATCCCGTGCCGTGGCGTTGTTTCTATTGATAGTAATTACATCGGTAAAACGGTTAATTTATCTATCAAAGTTAACGTAATTACAGGTGATGCCGTGGCGTTGTTGTCGTGCGATGGTGTAACGTTCCAAATCGAAAGTTTTTCTTTGTCTCGTGATGTTATTTACCGTTTGGGGACAGATTTAAACGTTGTTGGTGGTGAACAATGGAACGAACAAATTTTGTACGGTTTAGAACCTTACGTGTTGATTACTGAAAATTTAACCGTAAACGTTCCTGTTAACAATACACAGGAAAACGTGACAGTTAAAGACGTTACAGGGTTTGCACAGTTTGAAAACGTGAATTTGAACGCTGCAAACTTGTTGGTAAATGAATATAACGAAATTGTTTCACAACTTGAAACAGGCGTTTATTTATAAAAGAAAACAGGTGGTAAAGTTGTTACCGCCTGTTTTATTATTTTTATTAGTAAATTCGTAGGCTAGATTTTTGCTACAAATAAAATCCAAAGCACGGTTTTTCTTTGCCGTTTCTTCATCAAGTTTGCACGAAATAGTTTTTATTACTAAGGTTTGCGCCTTTAGTGTATCAATAACAGAATTTAATAACATACCGTTTGTACCTGTTGTATTTTCTGCTATATACTGCAAATTTTCTGTTGAAACTTTAATTGACTTCAACAAAATTTCTATTGCTTTATCCATAACTATTTCTTTTCCAAATTCATAATAATTTGGTTACGGGGTTTACCGTTACGGTTGCAAACTGAAACGTGAAACCAAAAACTTTTAGACCCCTTACGATGTTCTTTAATAAGTTGGTCAAAGCCGCCTGTTTCTCTCAGAACCTTTTCCAAAGATTCCATATCAGCACAAACCAAATCAGCAGCCAAACCCTTTTGGTGTTGACTGTTAACAACTCCCCCAACGGCTTTATTTAACATCGAGCAACGATAACCACTACTAATAAGAATCGGTTTGCCTAACTTTGCGCGGATTCCGTCTAAGTAATCAGCTAAACGATTCAAGTTGTCAACGATTTCAAACGATGGCATATTATCAATACCCAAACGTTTTGCGGTTGCTGAGTTGATGAACTCAGACAATTTAAAATACTTAATTCTTTTCATATCACTTATTTATTTTCTGTTGGTGTAACCATAAACCACTTGCGAGAATCTTTGTGCGTTTGAAAACGCCCCTTTACGGTTATTGAACAATCGCCCTGTAAGTAATCAATCTTATTATTAAAGAACTCGCTTACTTTGTCAGAACGAACCATAAAAATCGTAACTTTGTCGGCTTGTTTCAATGTGATTCTAAAATATGAATGTTCCATATATCAATTATTTTAAGCCTGTAAGGGGTGAACCTTACAGGCGGTTAAACATTTAACCGATTCTCTCGCTAACTTGTGTTAAAGTTAGAATGCTGCAAACGTCTTCACCCAACTTGTTGCAAACTTGTGTAACACAATAACCCATTTCTAAAATGTGGTTTAAACTGTCTTTGGATGAACAAATAGTGTACACGTTATCGGTTAATTTCTTGATGTTGTTTAATTTCATACAATTAACCTCGTGATTAAACATAACCTTTGCCACATCTTTCATATCCCCCTCAACAAGTTCTGTAGATGTTGCAGACTCTGTTTTAACCGTTATGCCTTTTACAGATAAACGGATTTCACTTTCTAACGAAATTTTGTACTTTGTCATAACCTTATATTTTAAATCGTTTAACTTAAATTTTCTGATGCAAAGGTACGACTTTTTATCGAAACTACCAAATTATTTTTGTTAAAAAGCATTAAAGAGTAAAATTAATACTTGTTAACACTTGTTCGTTCCACGTGAAACAATTTGTAGCATACCCTCTTATGTTCCACGTGAAACACTCATCTGCCACTGTTTCACGTGAAACAATTTGTGACATCATTTTTTATGAAAGTTTAACAGTGTTAAAGTTAGTTAAATGTGTTAAATAAACGTAAATGTGACGGTAGGTGTAGCACAACAAAAACCGTGCCAAAGTGTGTTAGAAAGTGTTAAATATAGTTGGGAAATGTTAAAATGACGTGCCTTGTGTACCTTT